CAGATCTTCGGCCGTCGCCGGCATGGGCATCGCTTTCATGCGCTCAAATCGAGTAGCTGCTGTTTGGTTCGCGGGCGCCATTCCCAGGTCTTCATCCCCCAGGGTTTTGCGAGGAAGGGGCGGAAGATGACGACGAGCTGCGCAAAGGGCGCTTCGCCGCCGGTGCCCACGTAGCGCAACCGGCCGCGCAGGAAGCGCACTTCGGCGTGCACGCAAAGCGTATGGAACCACGAGGTGTGGGTACGCGCCGGCACCAGGCAAACCACGGTCGCGCCGGCGTCGGCTTCGGAGTGGGCCTTCGCCATCCAGCGCGTCAGCGCATCGTCGCCATAGGGAGGATTCATCCAACAGGTGGCGGGGGCCCAGCTCTGCGCCAGGCCATTGTCCCGCACCGTGAAAAAGCGCTTGCATTTGGCATTGGTGGGGGTCGAGCAGACGTCGATGGCGAAGCCTCCGAATTCACGGTTGAGCACATCGAAAAACTCCGGCGGGGTTTCGTATTCGATCGAGGCCGAGCACAGCTCCGGATGATCGGCGTGCGCTTTTTTCTTCGCGGCCGGTTGGGGCCGAACCAGACACTCCCGCGTGCCAGCGCCCGCGCGGCCGTTATGCACAACTTCCACAGGTTTTCCTCGAACGCTCTGAGGATAAACCAGTTTCAGCGGCGCTTTCGATAGGCGTGTCAGGCAGTTACCTCGTTGTCGGATCCATCGGGCTCCCCCCCGGAGACGATCGATCCGACTTCGAGGCACTGCGCGAACCCGCTAGGATCGAGGCTTTTTTTTATCTTGCGAAGGTCCTCGGTGTGCTCGGGACATCGCATGTGCTCCATGATGAGATCGAGAACCGCCATCTGTTGGCTGCGAGTGAGCCGGTAGCGCTGCGAGATGATAATGAATTGCGACGCCCCCACCGCAATCAGCAGCAACCCAAACAAGGAAAGCAGTCGCATCTTCATTTTCGTTCCCCTTCCCGCAGCCCAAGTTCATAGCCCACTTCCATGCCAAGGGCGACCGCAGTCAGTAGGCGCGCCTTGCCCATGACCCCGGCTTCCACTCCGGGCAGAATTGGCAGCCTCACGATCATGAGCACAAATTCCGCCATCTCTACAGAATCGGCGAGATGCTGGCTGATGGCCGCTTCCCGCGCGACGTTGGGGTTGGTTTGGCGCAGCTTCACGATGCGCCGCACCGCCTGGTCGATCAGCTCCGGATCAAGGTCTTCGAGGTTCATTGGGGAGCAGCTCCTAGCTTCTAGCTCTTAGCTTTTAGCCTTTTAACATTTGGCCTTTTCCCTACGATTTCGATCAACAACGTGCCGTCGATCTCTGCCGTTCATGGCCTAAATCTCGCGGCCTGCGGTAGATGACGTAGAGCGGCGGAAATGTCCGCATCGCTTCTTCGATGGTGAGCTGAGGCCCCTCTGCCTGATTCGGCATGATCACTCCACAACCTCCACGGGCGGACCGCAGGTAAAGTGCATGGCATTGACCGCCGCGACAATTCGTGCAGCATCTTCCGCGTTGTGACACTGGCACACGGGTCGGTCACCGTCGTAAACGTTCAGGGAAACCTGTTTACCGACGCGCCATGCCTCTTGTGCGCCCACACGATCTCTTACGTCATAGGCAATCCGCTTCGTCTCAGCGTCAGCTTTGTCGCGGGCTCCTGGTGTCATCGTGAGCGTCCTCTTCGCCATCCTGTCTTTGCCTACATCCCGGTGAACACCTGCTGCGGCGCCGGCACCAGCGGGTTACTCGCGCCCTCGCGGAGGCGCTTCGCCATCAGGTAGGCGCGACCGCCGATGTCGTTCATCGAACTGCGGCGCTTGTCGTGCCAGCGCCGCCGCCACTCCTCCCGGTTGTGCGGGTCCTCGATCAGCTTCAGCCCGGCGAGGTAGGTGTCGCGGTCGGTGGCCTTCCCGATCAGGCAGGACTCGAAGCACGCGGCGAGCTCGGTCGCCTTGTCCTTCGTCACACGGTCCACGACGGACTCGAAGCTCTCGTTCAGGTGCTGCTTGCACCACTCCTCGGTGCCGCCGAACAGGAAGAGCGGGATCTCCTCCGCAGCGACCTTGGTGACCTCGGGTTCGCCGTCGGCGTCTTCGCCAACGTCGATCGGTTGGAACGAGTACTGGCCGCGGCCCAGGAACACGCAGGCGACGAAGGCGACGTCTAGCGACGCGGCCTCGATCGTGTAGGCGTCGCTCGGGTTGATGATCTCGTAGAGCATGGGTTTCCTCCTCAGCGCTTCCGGCCGTAGATCACGTTCAGCAAGTGCAGCCAGTCGCGCAGATGGTACGCGACCAGATCGAGCAGCAGCCAGACAGCGCCGGCGATCAGCGCCACGATCGCGGCCTCGATCATGGTGACGGTGACCAGCGGATGCCTGTGGCTTATCATCGCGGCGTTCGTCCAGACCGCGAAGGTCACGGGCCGACACTCGTAGAAGGAGAAGCCGAGCACGGCGCCCGGCTTGTGATAGTCGCTGGCCTGCCGGCAGATCACGATACCGATCGGGTTAAAGGCCAAGGAATGCCGCCCCTTTCACCAGCTTTATGCCATCCTTCAGCGCCCGTTCAAGGCACCGCTGCGAGCTGCAGACGGTCTGCCGGAAGTCGATCCAGCAGCACGGCGGCCAGCATGGTTTGAAGTATGTGCAACAGCAGTAGCGGCAGACTCCCCGCGCCGGGGCCTTAGTTTTTGTATTTTTGTAGGCCGTAAAAGCCATCCGTTGCCTTTCGTATGGGATCGCAGTCTAGCGCGATCCTTCCGCGGTTGCAAATAGAAAAGCAGCTAGCCGTTGGCCATTGGCCATCGACTAGCTGCTAACTGCCAATTGCTATCCGCTCAAAACAAACTCCCCTGCTGCACCTGGCGCAAGCCACCCTTGCTGCGGATGGTGGCGCCGATGCGCTGGCCGAGTTCCTCTTCGTCGGCGCGCGTGTACCAGTTCATAGTCTCGATCGACGACCAGCCCATCCATTCCTGGATCTCGTTCAGCGGGTGCCCCTGGCGCACCAGGTGTTTGGCGATGGTGTGCTTCAGCATGTGGGTTTTGCATTTTCGCCGCGGGATGCCGGCCTGGAGGGCGTAGCCGTGGACGATTCGCCAGAATTGAACCCGGGAGATGGGAAAAAGGAGCTCTTGGCGACTCTGGTCCCCCCTAAAAGGCACTTTCCCGCTCCCAGGAGCCACGGAGAGCAACGAAAGCGGTTCGGGAGGTAGGTCAGACCCAGCCGGTGGCTTTCGGACCCCAACTTCCTGTTTCGGCTCCTCAAATGAGGGAGGAAAAGAGGAAGTCGAGGGGGTTTCTGGCAAAAATGTAACAATCCTAGGAGATTGTTGCATTTTTGCCATAGTCTGGTTGGGCGCGGAGGAGAGCCGAGAAGCTGCTGGAAATTTGGGCTTTGGGCCTGGGGCGGCCGGGTCTTCATCACTCCGGAGCCGGCTGCCACTCCGCCGCTTCCGCCCCTTCGGATTGGCGCCGCCTTTGACCCCGAATTGCGCCCGATTCGCCAGCCACGCGCCCACGGCCGCCTTTTCATCGAGCAGCGGATTCTCGGGGAACGCCTGCAGGTCATGAAGGCCGCCCTGGCTCCCCTTCCCGCGGACGATGCGCACCGTCCCCTCGTCCAGCTCGAAGTCGCTTTCCACCAGCGCGCAGGTTTCGCTCGCGCGCAGCCCGTGCCAGTAGGTGACCAGGATCATCACATAGTCGCGCTGCCGGTGCGCCTTGGCCACCGTCAGCAGGGCGAGGAGCTGCTCATCGCTGAGTGAGACAGGCGGCTTGCGCGGCTTGCGCGGTTTGCGCGGGCCGGCCGGTCGGGGTCTGAGCATGGGTGGGGCGAGAGGAGTGAGAACGAAAGGACGAATGCCAGCCGTTGGCAATTGGCCGTTGGCGGGGAACTGCAGAATTCGGGCGGTGGCGGAGTTCATTTCCGCAGATCCTTCGACCGGTGAATGATGTCGCCGGAGAAAGGCAGGCGCCCATTCCAGAACTCCATCATTTCTTCGAAGGCATGATCCACGCCGCGCGACCGGAAGCCGTCGCAGAAAGCGAGCGCGTTTCTCTCCGAGAGCCTGAGCCGTTCTCCATCGACCAGGACGCCGCAATTCTGATCGATGCGGATATCTTCAACCCGGACGCAGATCGCACGGCCGAGCAGCTCCGCATTCTTCGTTCGCAGCCCGGTGTAAAGATGCAGGGTATCGCCGGGCTTGTCGGGGTGCTTCCGTTTCGCGCGGATAGTGTGCCGCTTCGATCCGTCGCGCACGAAACGCGCGAAGCGCTTCTGGAAGTTGTAGAGCCCCATGCACGTGGGTTACCACCTTGGGCCCTGTGCGGGACAGTGGAAACTGTGGAAAAGATCAGTCGGTGACGCAGCGTTCTCCGAAAATGTGCCCGATCTCGATCGTTTCGCGGCGGTTTGAGTACGATGTATCCGCGCAGCCGGTTTATCTCGGCGAGCACTGAGAGCGCTTTGTGAGAATCAGCATCCATGCGCTATTATCCCCGCTGGAGGAAACAAAATGGCTGCAACGACCATGACGAAGACCAAGCTTATCGCATACCTGGCCGATGAACTCGGCGATCCGATCACACGAAAAACCGTTGGCATCTTTCTCGACGAACTCGCCGACGTGGCCGTCAAAGAGACCAAGAAGAATGGCATCTTCGTTCTGCCTGGCTTGGGCCGGCTGGTGAAGGCGCATCGCAAAGCCCGCATGGGGCGCAATCCGCAAACCGGCGAGGCCATCCAGATCAAGGCGAAAACCGTAGTGAAGTTCCGCGTGGCCAAGGCGGCAAAGGAAGCCATCGCGCCCACGGCCGCGTCGAAGAGTAAAGCGGCGTGAGATCGGCAATTAGCCGTTAGCCATTAGCTTTTAAGCCAAAGGCCGGCGGCTAAAATTGCCCGGACCCTTGGGGGGGGTTCCGGGCACCGGAGAGATAAAGGGGGTAAGCCCTCAGAAATTATGCCACGGAGGGGTTTTTAGCCTCAAGCTAACAGCCAACGGCTAAGAGCTAGGAGCTGGGCTTTTGTCGCGCACCACCAGCGTGGGCGTGCGGTCCTTCGAGACCGTGCACCGCGCGAAGGCGGCGAACAGCTTGTCGGGCACGGTTTTCGCGGCATGCTCTTTCAGCAGGATGGCGGAGGCCTGCGCGGTCAGAGTCCAGCGAACCGTCTTCTCGAAGATGCGTTTCAGCAGCCGCGCTTTCTTGGCCTTCACCAGCGCCAGGCGGAATGCTTCGACGGCCGCGGCATCGATCGAGCTCGAGCTGCCAAACGTGCCCATGAATTCGAGCGTGAGGCCATAGAGCAGCTTCGACTTCTCGGCATGCGCCGAACCAAACTTCCGCACCTGGGCCAGCGCCAGCTCCCAGATTTCATCCAGGCGAGCGACTAGCGGACGGTTCGCGAGGTTGGCCGCGATATCGTTCTCTGCGATTTGCTCCTGCAGCTTGCGATACTCCGCAGCCAGGGCTTCAACTTCGGCGGGCGAGAGGGGCACGAGTGCTTTGGCAGGACTGGCCATGGTTAATTGCTAATATACGCGGTGTTGCTCCTGGGCATGGCGCTTCATCACCGCCGCGGCCTGCGTGCGCGGGTTGGCGGCAAACGCCATCCGGTCCAGGCTGGTGGGAGGAATGGGGAGGAAATCGCTGACCTTCACTTCAAACTCGCAATCGCCAACCGTGCACAGAAAAGACAAACGGCGGCCGCGACCGTGGATGCGATAGGTCTTGGCCGCCGCGCTCATTAAGTCTTCGTCGCCGGCGCCGGGGCTGGAGCTAGATTCAGCACATCTACTACTTTCTGAACGTAGGCAGTCACCGCGGGAGTGTCGCTCGCCTGCCCGGCATCTTTCAAACTGGCAGCGACCACGGGCTCAACCATGGTGAGCACGTCCGCCATTTTCTTCGTGCCCGATCCGGTCGATTGGCCGAGCGCCGCATACTTCTGTTCGGCCAGAGAAATGGCGCTCACCGTGGAATTGTAGGCCGGGCCCAGCGCCGGCACGAATAAACTGACGCCCTCCGCGCCCATCGATTCCGCAAAGGGCAGAATTGCCAGGATGCCTTTATTTACGTCGTGGCCGATCTTGTCGAGAATGCTGATGAACTTGTTTGGTTTATCCGTCATGGGAATGATTCCCTCCAGATCGGAGTCTACGCCGAAAGCCAGCGGCAGGCTTATTTGATGGCCGTAATCACGTTGGCGCCCTTGCTGGCCAGGTCGAGCCCGGTATAGAAAAACGTTTTGAAGAATCCCGCCGGCGTGGTCAATTTCTTCTCGTAATAGGCTGCCACGTGATCGACGCGCCCCATGGTCGCGACTCCCGTCGACGTCGCCACCGACATGTGCGCGGTGGTCGCCGAGAGATTCTGCGCTGCCTGGTTAAACGCGCGCAGCGTGTTATCGATTGCGGGATCGTTGATGCGGGCATTCAGCGAGCCGGTTACCGCGGTCACGCCGTCGGCCGTCTTGCCCAGCTTGGCCGCGGTCTCGCCCAGGTTGCGCGTGGCAAGCTGCAGGCTGTCGCCGTTCGCTTGGATCTGCGCATCGAACTGATTGAGCGTTGTGGTGTTCACGCGCGTCATTACGCGATCGGCATGCGCGACCAGGCGCCGAAGATCGAGCGTAATGTCGGCCGAGTTCCTGCTGGTCTGTTCCCAGCTTTGCTTGTCGCTATCGGCCAGGGCATTGAACTTGTTCACCGTGTCATGCCCCGCGCGCAGAGTTGCGCCCACTTCGGCGAGGTCCTCAGTAGCGCGCCGGGAAACCTGATGGACGTCCGAGACGACCACCAGGATTCCCACAGCCGCCGCCAGCATCAGGATGAGCAGCGAGATGGCAAGAGCGGTTTTCATTTTCCCGGCACGGTGCCCACGGCCGGCGGGTTGGCGCTGACGGTTGGAATCGCTACTTGTTCCGGCACATCCCGGTTGGGGAACATGTAGAAGGCGCGCAGCGCGATCATGCCGGCAACGCCGGCGCCCGCAATGTCATGCCGCAGAGTGATCCAGGTGAAATGCGGATTGCCGAAGGTTAAGGCCTGCAGCTCCTTCGCCAGCGTGGTGCCGGCCACGGACGCAAACACCACCGCGCCCGCCTGTACCTGATGCGGCAGCGACGCCCACAGCAGTTTGGCCGAAGTGCGCGAGTCTTTTATTTGGCCAACCGCCCATTGAATCAGCTTGTTCATTGTTGATCCCTTCTCGAAAAGTTCCTACCACGGGAACGCTGGGAGACGGGACGGAGCGGGAGCAGCGGGGGAGGAAAGCGAAAGAGGCCGTTAGCCGTTAGCCTTTGGCTGTTGGCTAAAAGTAAGAGCTGAGAGCTAAGAGCTGAGAGCTAAGAGCTGCTTCTCACTGCCAAAATCCGGATTCAAACTGCATCGCCAGCCGCGCAATGCGCAGCGGCTCTTCGTGATCGGCGGCCGAGCTGAGCAGTTGCGTTTTCGCCGTGGGCCAATCGCCGGCCTTCACCGCCTCCAGAAATTTCACGAAGCTGGAGAGCTTGTGCGCGCCCATGTTGAAGATCAAATTCTCCATGGCGCCTTTGCGCACCGTGTCGAGGTCCATGGCCCAGGGGAAGTTGGCCTCGAGCGCGATCGCGGCATTGGCCATGTCTTCGGCCAGCATGAAGTCGCGAACCTTTTTCGAGATCCCGACCGCGGTAAAGTCATGCCCCACGCCACCGGTGAGGTTGCCCTTGAGCGTGTCGCCCCGGAGCAGGGTTTTGCCCGTGGCATCGTCGTAAAGGAATTGTTTTTCGTCTTCGTCGCGGCGGAGCTGGTCTTCGAGGCAGGTGATCATTTTGAGCCTTTCGCAAATGAGCAGTCGGCAGTTGGCAGTTAGCAGCTAGTAGCCAACGGCCAATTGCCAATTGCTGTTTTTCTCGGATCGCGCTAGACTCCGATCCCAGCAAAGCCCCCCGCTGGGTTTTGGAGGAAGCGATGAAAGTGAATTTCTACTTTGTGTGGGGATCAGGCGCCGGGGAATGCGACCGCCTGGGCGTGGAGTGTGACGTGTGCGGCGAGCGCTTTTTCGATGTGATGAGCTTCTCGGGCGGCACTGCCAAGGTTCTCGAAAGCTGCATTCCCGTGGCCATCGAGCACGCCAATGCCATGCATGAATCGCGCGGCGGAAGATTCAAATTCCCCGCGGCAACCGCGCTAAGGGCGTACTTCGATGCCTAAGCCGCGCGTCGAAGAGATCGATACCATCGTCTGCGCCGATGGGCGGGTGCTCTTCCGCCACTACCGGATGGGCGGACGGTACGAGCGGATGCTCTCCACCGACACGGTGGCTTTGATCGTGACTTTGGGCGGGTGCTCCCGCGCGCCCAGCTCCGCGGTCGCCGGCGGCAACTCCTCGAGCAGCGCGGTGCAGTCCGAACAGTATCGCTCGCGCGAGCCGCAGGGGCGCAAGGCCAGCCGGCCACAGCGTTCGCAATATTTGGTCTCAAAGGCTTCGAACATTTGCGCCGTCGGCTGCTGGACTGCCGCGCTTTCAGCCGGGGCTGTCTTCATGTTCCTTTGGAGCCTCATGCGCGCATTCTAGAGCAATTGGCAGTTGGCAGTTGGCTACTCCACTCCCGTCATCACTCCCGTGATCCCGTAAGGCGAGTATTCCCCAAAGTCGCTGGCCGAACTCGGCCCCGTGAATTCATAAATCGATGGATCCGTCTGCCGCGCAATCAGGTCGACGCCCAGCGCGGGCCCGTCTTTCTCGCCGCGGCCCTCGCCCGCCGGCTCCATCGAAATGGAGGCCTGCGTCACTTCAAAGGTTTGCCCCAGAATGTTCCAGCGCAAATGGGTATAGCCGAAGGTGTCGCCGGCCTCGAGCTGCAGCGCCGCGGTCTTGCATGGCAGCACCAGCCCTTGCTGGAAGCGCGTGCGCATCATTGTGATTTTCGCCAGCCGCTGCGCCATCCACAACGACGTCGTGAAATCAAGCTGCAGGTCTTTCCAAAGAATCTGGCCGCCGTCTTCGGTGTTCAGGTAGTTGGGCTTTCCACCCAGGCCGTTGGCCTGGTAGGCGGGAAAGCTTTGCTCGCGCCAGATGCCGGGCAGTTGCGTCATCGAGACCACGGCGGCCGGGTTCGCGGGAATGAACGCGGGCCTGAATTTGCCCTTCACTCCATTGCACACATCGCGGATGGAAAGCCGGAAGTCGCCCTTAATGGGCCCGCGCATGTCGCCATCGCCCAGGGTCACCAGCGGGGTTTGAAAGCTGCCGGCAAACACATGCCAGAGATCGCCCGGCGGAATCGCCCAGCCCGCCATGGCCGCGCACATGGAACTTAAAACGTCGCCTCGATTGGAGGAGTGATCGAACATTCCGTCGGTCGCATACAGGTTTTCGTAGACCACGGTATTGTCGGCGTTCCAGATGATCAGTTGCGGCTCTTCGCACACGTTGGCCGCGGCGCTCACCGAATAGAGGTCGATCGAGGCCAGCGGCGCCGCCAGCCCGTAGTCCGTATCCTGCAGATAATCGTTCACAATCAGCGCCGAGTTCGAGGGGTTGATGGCATTCCAACTCCGCCCCAGGCAAATCCAGTGCTGCGTACCGTCCACGGCGGTCGCGCCCACGCTTGGGATAAAGGCCGGCTCGGTGGCTCCGGAGATGCCGGCCGCTGTCGACTGCTGCAGGTAGCCGAGCGGCGCTTCGATAATCGAGCCCACAGTCCAGCCGGCGCCCGGCTGCCACGCATCGTTGATCAGGCGCCCGTTCACCAGGTGGCCTTGCGGGTTGCCGTCGCCCCCGGCCGAGATGCTGGCCTGGCCGTCTCCGTAGCTATTCCAGCTACAGGTGTTGTCGGCCAGCGTTGCGGGAAAGCTGGCAGTGCCTTCGAAATTCGGCCGGGCCCCAGCCGTGCCGCTGGTGGCGCCGCTGTTTTCCTGCACCCACACAATGGTGCGATTGTCGACAATGTAGGTTTTGGCCTCGTACCCGGTCGAGGGCTTCCACGCGATCGGGACGCGCGTGTCGATGATCTTCTTTCCCGTCACCAGGAATTGAATGTTTGGGATCTGCCCGGCCTGGAAGACGGCGGTCCACCCCGAATCGGCGCGCAAAATCACATGCACTTTGGCGCAGCCCTGCTGCCGGCAGGTGGACGAGCTCCACGAAGGATCGGCGCTTACCAGCTCGGGAAAGGGCTGCACGTTGCTGTTGCGCCCGAAATCGAACTCGAAAAAGGCGTGCTGCCAGTACATATCGTTGATGCCGCTCGAGCCGCCCGGCATCAGGTGCCACAAGTTATCGCCCACGCCGCCGCCGTAGTAGAGATCGCCAATCACGCCGTTGGGGCCAAAGTTGTAAATGATGCCGTCGATGGCCACGCCATCGAAGCTCGAAATCTCATGGCCGGTGAGCGTATAGACCAGGTGCAGATATTGGTTGGTCGTCTGCAGGTTTTGCGAGGCTGGAAAGCCGGCAAAGGTGAGCACGCCCGCGTCCTGGGATTGCCCATAGATGACGCGCCGCGGCGAGTTCCCGTTATCAAAGCTGAGCACGCTGACGGAGGCCACGGGCTTGGTGACCGGGCGCAGCGCCATGCCAACGCCGGTGAGCATGGTCGAAACGCCGATCCCCACCAGCGGGCCCAAGCCGGTGAAGGCGCCCACCGCGATCAGGGCAATGCCGCCAACGATCAGCCCGATTTCTTCAACGGTCTTCGACATAAGAAATCTCTCGACTGCTAGCTGCTAATTGCTAAATTGCGCTTCCGCGCAGCAGTTGGCCATTTGGCAGTTCGCCAACCCCATCAGACTCGCCAGCCGCGTTTCCAGCGCTGCATGTGCACGCGCACCGTTCCTTTTTCCGACATGCAAACCGCGTAACGGCCGTCGGGTCCCACCACGCCCAGCGCGCCATAGGTGCTCGGGTTCGCGGGCGTGCTGTTATCCACCCAGACCACATCGCCGCGCCGCGCGCAGGTAATTGGCAGCACTTCCGCCATCGAATGGGCGGCCGCAATGGAGGCGGCAAAATCGCCCAGCGCGGTCGCTCCGGAAAAGTGCGCGAGAAAAATGGCTTCCGCGCTGGCTTCGTCCGTGGCCACGCCCATGTAGGGCGCGCCCAGCTCCACGCCCGTGGCCTCGCGGATCCAGCGCGTCACAAAGAGCCCGCAGTTGTAGCGTCCCCAATCGAAGGTGACGTCCTTCGACGAGTGGATAAGAAGGTGCAAACGGGTTGCCCAATTACTGAATCTCTTCATGAGGAAGGAGCCTCTGGCAGTTGGCAATTGGCCAGCGGTTAGCTGTGCACAATCACGGTGCAGGCCACGCGGTATTCGCCGATCGGCTGGCTGCCGGAAAACACCACCTGGTGGCAGATGATCAGGCAGGTGCCGGGGCCCACGCCGGTCACCTCCCAGGTAAAAATGTTTACGGTGGCCACCTTGGGGTTAGTCGATCCCAGGTTGCCCCACCACGCCGCGCCGCTGCCGGCGCCCGAGGGGTAGGTCTTATAGCTGGTGTCGGAGTAGTTGACCGTCACCTCCATGGTGAAGCTGCCGCCCACGCCAATGTCGGCGCCGTTCGGCGACATAATCATGTCCACCTGGAAGGTGGCGCTGTTGGCGGTGGGCGAAGGCCAGAACAAAGGGGTGTTGTCGAGCGTGTTCACAAAGCTCATTCCCAGATCGCCGGGAAAATAAATCTGCTGGTCCATGTCGTCGAACTGGCGGTTGGGCGCCTCATTTAAAAGAATCAGCGGATTTTCGCAGGTGATCGAGAGCGTTGAGGACACGCCGGAGTCTTCCAGCGTGGGCACATCGAGCGCGCCCGCGAAAACCTGAATCGGGTCGGGGATCAGGAGGCCGGTGGAAGGGTTAAAGAATCCCAGGAAGATTGTGGCCGAGCCGGTGACGCGCACCTGGCCCACGGCCTCCGCCACCAGGTTGGCGGGAACGCCGCTCAGCGAAAGAATCACGCTTTGCGCCGCCACTTTGTTGGTTTGCGGAATCGCCGAAATCTTCCCCAGCCATCCCAGGCCGGTCCAGGCCTGGCCATAAGGAAATGTGGAGAGCGGGCTATAGGCCGGTCCCGCCGGCGTGAGCGTTCCGATCCCGCCAAACAGATACAGCGTGTTGTCGGCAAACTTCAGAATCACAAAGAAGACAGGCGCGGAAGCGCCGCTGCTCGCGAGCTGCGCAAGAAATGTGGGGGAAAGGGAGCGGGGCATGGGGAAAAAAGAAGAGAAGAGCCGTTAGCCGTTGGCCGTTGGCGAATTGCCAATTGCGAATTGCTCGATCGCCGCTTTCGCGCCCGCGATCCAGCCGCGCTGCACGTGCTCGCTGAGTGCGTCCCAATCCGATTCGACGGTGGGCATCCATTCGCGGACGCAGGCGAAAAAGCCCTCGTAGCAGGCGCGGCCAAGCGCTTCGTCGCCGCCGGTCATCATCATGGGTTACTCATACTTTACTCATACTTTCATCACGGCAGTTCCGCTTCGCGGGCCTTGAAGCTCACGGTATAAACCTTGTCCTTATCGATCTTCCATGGGGTCTCGTTCGAGGCCAGGCGAAAGGTTCCCTGGCAGTTGGCGGTCACGATGGTCACGCCATCGGCGAGCGCCTCGCGGATGCTGGGGCGAATGCTGAGCGTGACCAGGCCGCCAGAACTGCTCGTGGCATTGGCCAGCACCTTGTGAATGCGCTGCAACCCGCCCACGGCGGTCACCTGAATGTAATCGCCGGCCGCGGCCCAATTGGCCACCGACGCGATGGCGCCGCGGACGAGGAGCTGATTGGAGCCGCTGAGATTCTCGCCGTTGACCACGGGCGCGCCGGTCATGGGGCCCTGCGGCGTGGGCCGGTTGTAATCGCCCATCAGGAAAGTGCCGTACTTGCCGAGCAGCATGGCCAGCGCCGAGATCAGCGGTTCGGCTTGCACCAGCAGCATGGGCGGCCAGGTGGCATCGGCGGTAAACATATCGCCAGGCCACAAGAACACCTGGTCCGAAAGATCGAAGGGCGAATCGTTCTCGCCGGCAACGTTCTCGAGCGCCAGCGTGAACTCCTGGGGGCCGAGCGTGGAGGGCAGCGTAATGGGATAGGCAAAAGGCACGGGGGGTATGGATACCTCAAAAATCAAACAGTCCTGGGAGTCGAATAAATGGCCGATGTTCAGCGTGGGCACTTCGTAAATCAGGCAGTCCTGGGTCACGAAAAGCGCGCTCACCACCGAGGAAAGCGGCGCCGTGCCGGTGATCGAATCATAGGCCGCGCTGATGGTGCAAGAGCCGGTCGCGACCATGGTCGCAATGCCGTTGGTTGGGGTTGCGCTGCTGATGGTGGCAATCGCGGTGTTCGAACTGGACCACGTTACGAGGATCGTGATATCGCCGCTCGATCCGTTGCTGTAGTGGCCGGTGGCGAAAAACGGAACATTCTGGCCCACAACTTCGGTTGCGGGGTTCGGAACAATCGTGATCGAAGTCAGCGTGATCCCTGTCACCGTCAGGGCTGACGTGCCCGATATCGAGTGCAGGGTTGCGGTAAGCGTGCTCGAGCCGCCGGCCTCTCCCGTGGCCAGGCCGGTGATGCTAATCTCCGCCACAGCCGGCGCGGAAGAACTCCAGGTCACGGCCGTGGTCAGGTTCGCGGTGCTGCTATCGCTATAGTGGCCGGTCGCGGTGAACTGCTGCGTGGTGCCCTGGACGATCGTCTGCGGGTTGGGAGTGACGACAATCGATGTCAGTGAGATCGATGTAACCGTCAGCGCGGCCGTCCCGGTCTTCCCGCTGAGCGTGGCCGTGATGGTTGCGGTGCCAGCCGAAACTCCGGTGGCCTGTCCACTCGATCCCGAAGTATTGCTGACCGTCGCCACGCCCGTCGCCGAGGAAGACCAGGTAACGAGTGTGGTGATGTTCGCGGTCGAGCCATCGCTGTAAGTACCGGTGGCCGTGAATTGCTGAACGCCGGAAGATGGAATGCTCGCCGTCGCCGGCGTCACCGCAATCGATGAGAGCGTGACCGATCCGCCCGGCGTGTAACTGATACTGCTGTTCGATTGCGTGCGCACATTCGGAATGCCCTGTGCGATCACGTAAATCGTGTAAGTCGTGCCGGCGGCCCATCCGGTGACGGTGCTTAAATCAAAAGTCTTCGATCCGCCGGTCGCCTGCGTTCCCAGCACGGCGGCGTTGATCCCATCCGGCGATGCCAGCAGAATGTATTCGCTGATCGTGGTCTCATCGCCAGTTCCACCCGAGACCGACCAGGAAACGATGGAGCCCGCCAAAGACGCGGCCACAACGATGCCGTTGTCAATGGCATCCTCCATCTCCGTACCTTCTTCCCAATCGTTATAAGTGACGTCGAGAATCTCAGCGACGGTTCCACCGCCGGCCTCCGCCGCGGTGATGTGGGAATTTACGAAGGCCGCCTGCGTGATCCAGCATTTGCCGGAGTCGCGCGGCATCATCTTGCCCTTCGACCAGGAGTAGCTGAAGGTCTCCGTGCCGTTAAAGCCGGCGGAGATGGTTAAGACGCTGCCCTTCGAAGATGCCCCCGCGCTGCTGACAAACGAACCTTTCGCGGCGAGGTTGTAGGGATCGGTTCCGCTAACGCCGTTCAGCCAGGGCTGCACCCAATCAAAGCCGGCATTGCACCAGGACAAGCCCAGCGCTCCCGGGCCCAGGCCAATCACATAGACGCTGCTGGCGTAAGGAGCAAAGGCGGTCGCATAGTCCACGCCGGCCACTGCGTCGCTCCACACGTAGAGCACCTTCTTGCCGCCGAAGGTGCGGTAATTCGCATCGGGGAAGTAAGTGGTGTTGACGTAGGCGAGCCAGCTTTCGAGCAGCGCGGTGGTGAGCGTTGTGCCGCCGCTCGAATCAAGCATCAGCGCATAAGAGAAGCCGCCGCTCATCCCGGCGATTTGCGATTTGATGAGCAGCGTTACGCTGTCTTCGTATCGCCCGGGCCCGTACCAGTCGATGGTGACGCCATCGTATCCGCGGGCCTGGATGCCGTTCATGGCGGCACTCACCCAGGCGGTCGTATCGGTATCGACGCCGATGTTTAAGTGGGGAGCGCCTGAGCCGTAGCCTCCAAAATCGTACGGCTCGATCTGAATGATTCGCTTCCCGGAGTAGCCCGGCGTCATGGTCTTGACGCTCACCGGCGACACGTGGCAGGGAGTGACGGGATTAAAACTGTCGTCCGAAAGCGCCGAGTTCACGGCGATGGTCGCGCCCGCCTGGGTCACATACGAAGTGCCGGTAAAGTTCGGCGGAAAATTCGTCTGGTTATAGGCCGGGTTGGCGGAGGTGTTGTGCGCCGTGTATGCGGCGACTGTCGTGGTGAGGAATGCCATCTACACGATCTCTTCTTTGTAATGCTGGGCCGCGTTCGCGCCGGCCGCGGTCCAGGGCACTCCGGTGCTGGGATCGTTCGGAATGCAGCCATCGACAAAGCCATAGGTGGAAGCGAGCGCCGTGGTGGGGCCCAGGCTGCCCACTCCGGCGCTCGCGGCGCCCACGCCCAGGCTGCGCGTGGAGCTGTCGTCTTTGCGCGCGTAGCTGCGTCCCACCACCATCAGCGGAGAGACGGTCAACAGCGGGTTCTGCATGGCATAAGCATCCTGCAGCCCGGCGGTCGAGCCGGAAACGTAGGTGGTATCGCCATCGGGCGGGTTGTCATCGGTGCACTGCCAGTTGGCCGCGGCGCCGTTGGGCGTGAATTGGGTAAAGGCGCCAGGCCCGGCGGGCAGCACGGTGATCAGCCGGGTATCCTGCAGCGAAGCTCCCACGGGCGTGTTCTGCGTGGTGCCCGTCGAATCCCACAGGCGCACATCGTCGTAGTAGCAACCGATCGAGCCATCGGAGATTTGTATCTGGTTCACATAGCCGCTCGAAGTGGGTGCCGTAATGATGCCGGTCACGTTCATCACTTCCAGGCCGTTCACCCAAACCTGGACAATGCCGGCGGCGGCCGTGCTGATGGTCAGCAGCATCTCGATGCCGTTGTAGGAGTTGGGAGCGATAATTCCGGGGGCAGTCGAGGCTCGCAGGGTCAGATAAGGCGAAGCCCACGCGGTCCAGAGCTCGAGCGCGCCGGCCGGAGTCCACACCAGGGCGGTCTGATATCCGCCGGTGTTTGCATCGGGAAACCCCATGATCTCGGCGCCGCTGCCGGTCGGGGTAGCGGTCGCATAGTAAGCGACCTTGCCAATCACCGTGGATTGATTGGAGATCATATTCCGGCGCGCATACGCTCCGCTCGGCAAATAGAGTCCCTGGCCGGCCAATCCGGAAGGCGGAGCGAAACGCTTGTAGGCCGATCCGATCACGGGGCTGCCCGCGGTAAACTGCCAAAGCTGCGAGAGCGTGTTGTAGTTGTCGAAGCCGTCAGCGAACTGATACATCGTTAATATCCTCGCGGCGTGCGCCGGGCGATCTCGCTCACATGGTTCACGGCTTCGCCCACGGCTTGCCGTTTGGTCGCGGCCATCATGCGGGCGGCATCGGCTTTGCGCATCACGTCATCGGCCACGATGGCGCCGCGCATGTCGTAATGGTTGTGGGTATCGCCACCGCCCCGCGTGGCTTCGGAGTTGGGCGTAATTTGGGATCCGCGCGAAAGGTTTAAAATCTCCGGGCCTTGTTCGCCCACCCAGGTGGGGCCTCCGGACCAGTCATTCGTGCCGGCCGCGTTGGCGCCAATATCACCGCCCACATCGCCGCCGCCATCACCGCCGCCATCACCGCCGCCACTATCGCCGCCGCTGCTACTCGACGAGTCCAGCGAACCCAGGCCGCCTCCATCGCCGCCTCCATCGCCGCCGGCCGAACTGCTCATCGATGAGCTCAATTTATTTAGGGCTGCGGTGTTCGCGCCCAGAGCCGTGGTGTTGCTGGATACGGCCGTAGTGAGGCCCGTAAGCGCGCCGGCCACACCTCCGCCGCCAAGTCCTCCCGCAGTTCCTCCCGCGGTCCTGCTGCCCAGAATTCCGCCAATGACAGGGATCGATGCGAGTGGCCCAGCCGTTGCGGCCGCGGTTCCGCTGCCCGTCCCCGTCACGCTTCCGGGGGCGCCACCGCCGAGCGCTGCCGTCAGGGCAGTCACGGCCTGGGTGTTCGCGGTGAGCGCCGTGGTATTCGCGTCCTTGCCTCCGAGCGCTCCGCCGAGTCCGGGGATTTTCGTTGCGATCTTTGCCGTGATCGGCGCCAGCAGCCGGTCGAGCTGATGCTTCAAGGCCATTTCCGCCAGGCTGTTGAAGTAGCCGGCCCACATCGAGCGCAATTCTTTGATCAGCTTGGCGTGGCCGCCGCGCTCGGTCTCGAGGATGTCGAGAAACGATTTCACCGCATTGTCTTCAAAGCCCTTGGTCGCCTGCGTCAGCAGGTCGAAGGTGAACTCGCCTTCCGATTTCACGCGCTGCAGGTCATCCACCCAGGCACGAATGCCGGCGCCAATGCCGCCAGTCTTCAGCAGCATCTTGTCTTCTTCTTCTTCCATGTCGCGGATGGCCAGCTTGATCGGGGTCACGTCGCGGCCAATCGCTTCCCACTGCACCTGCATGGCGCGCAGGTCGGCGAGTTGCTGCGTGAGTTCCTGCATCTTGGCGCCCGCGGGGTTCAGGGCATCGACGCGCTCAAAGGCTTTTGTGGCGTTCTGCACCGCCTGGAGCTGAATCAGTTCCTGGCGCGCGCGGGTAATCTCATCGGCGCTCATGTGGAATTCGTGCCCAAGTTTCTGCGCTTCCGCATCCAATTTGGCGAACGGAGATCCCGAGCCCAGAGCCGTGGCTTCGATCTGTGCTTCCTTCAATTGCTCTGCCAGCTTCGAGAACTCGTTGCCGATCTTTGTGTTTTGCAGGGCGACGAACTTCTGCCGCAGCTTCTCCACTTCCTCCGCCGGAACTTTGTGACCCAGGTCTTCGAGATCGTGCGTCGCCTTCTTGACCTGGCTATCGATCGATTCAAACGCCGAGCCGCCGTTGTGCGCGAGCGAAAGAATCTCATCATCGATTTTGTGACTCTCGGCGGCAAAGGCCGCAGCTTGAATTCTGGGCAGCACCACATCGGTCTTGTTGGCCGTCTCCGCCTGCAGCCCGCTTTCGCCCGCGCCGATCGAGCGGCGTAGTTGCTGTGCATAGGCCTGACCCTGATTCGCCGGGGGCCCGATCGTCGGCACGAGTTTGTCCGCCGCCGGCAGGCTGGCATACAGGTCTTTCAGGTTTTGCAGTTCCTCGCGGATGGGCGTGAGCCCGGCCAACACCTTTGCCTGCTCAGCAGCCACCTTGCCGGCGGAGCTGGCTTCGGCGTCCAGGGCGGAAAGGCGCTCCGCATCGTGGGTGTGCTCTTCGCCCAGCTTGCGGTTGAACTCCTCTTCGGCTTTCGCCGTCTGCTCAATCAGGGCAGTGCGCCGTTCGGTCACGGCGTTTTCCGCCAGCAGCCGCACAATCGCCTGGTTGTCGCGCAGCTCCGGTTTCACGCTGGCGCGCTGGTCGAGAATTTTCTTTTCCGCCTCCGCCGCGGCCGTGGCGCGAATGGTCTCGGCGGTTCCCTTCCCGGTCGATTCCGCCATCAGCACCGCCGAAGCGGCCGCCGCGCGCGAGGTATCGCCGAGGCGGGTGAGCGCCTGAATTTCGGCCTTCACTTCATCGGTGTATTTCTTTCGGGCTTCCAGGTCTTCGGCAATTTTCGTGTCGTTGGCTTTGGTATCGCTCTGGCCTTCGAGCACGTGCATCCGGCGCAGAACCTCCTGGTACTGATACAGGGCGTTCAGTTTCTCCTGGGTTACAGGAGTGGCGAAGGGATCGTCGATGAGGCTCTTGGCGCTGTAGCCTTTCGCCTGCTGATCGGTGAAAAGCGCAATCTGCGCGTCCATATTGGTCTTTGCTCTTTCCGTTTCATCGGCCAGATAGGCGGCGCTTTCCGCCTTGGCCTTGAAGGGATCGGACTGAGACGCCAGATCGGCGTAGTGCTGCTCAAACTCTTTGACGTGCTTATTGATCTCTTCCACTTCGCGCGTGGGCGCCGTGGTGCCCAGAATGTGCAGGCCCTCGCCCACGATCGCCAGGAAGCGGGTGAACGGCGCGTTGGCCTCTGCGGCGGCTTTACCTTCACGCTCGCTGGCTTTGGCCAGGGCGTCCACCTGTTTCGCGAGCTCCTCTACCTCTTTCGAAACGCCTTCTTTGATCTTGAAGTTGGCTTCGGCGGTTTTGTCGCCGCGCAGCCCGGCAATCTTGGCCTCGAGCTTGTCGATATCGCGCTCGTTGCCGGAAGAGGCATCGGCAAACACCGTGCGGGTGTTGCGCACCGATTCGGTGTATTCGTCCTGCTTTTTCTTGGCTTCATCGATTCTGCGCGAGAGGCCTTCGGCGAATTCAAAAATGGCAATGCCCAGCGCGGAGAACGCGACGCCCGGCAGAATGCCGCCGAGGGCCTTGCCCAGCGCGGGAAAGGTTTCGCTCACAATGCGCGCGACCGGGCGCGCAACATGAATTCCGAGAGCTTCATCGATCAGGCGCAGGCCTTCCTGGCCATCGCGTCCGGTCTTTTTCCACTGGCGCGCCATTTCGGCCGAAGCAAAGCCGTTGAACCCCTGCACGCCCTTCATCTTGTCGAGGAAGTCGCTCGGGTCCAGGCCCAGCCGGGCCGCCATTGCGCCTACGTTAAGAGTCGCCATAAGAATTTTATTTGCTGCGGGTAGCACGTTCGTGCTTGACTTCGCGATCCCTGCTGCTAGGATCGCGGCCTATGAAAGCCATTCACGTTTTACTCGCAGTTATGTTGCTTGGTGCCGCGGTCGAAGCTCGATCCCAATCCTGCGACAGCCTATTGCCCTCATCGGGCAAGACCTACCAGCAGGCCGTCGACGAGGCCTTTGCCGGCTATTCCGTGAACCCGGATGCGGACAGCCGCGCTCGCGCCGAAGCCATCATGGCCCGGAACCTGTTCGATAGCCTGTGCCAGCTCGATGAAGAGAATGGAACCTTTGAGGCTCACGTCTTCATGCGGGAGGAAGAAAAGCGTCTCGATCGCATCGCCGCCGCCTGGGAGAAGCGGAAGAAGAAGAACTAGATTCCCAGCGCGCCCAGCTCGCTCTCGATCACTTCCGCCATCTTGGCCACAGCCTGGTCCTTGCTCTGGTCGAATGCCGGCTCCAGCCACGGGTAGGGCGGCGTGCTCAGGTTGCCATAATCGCGCGACGTCGGCGTCGTATAGCTATTGAGCCGTTTACCCTGTTTGCGCGCGGCCGCGGCATCCCGCCGGTATTTCTGGTTGCTGTTCAGGCCTTCGCCGGGGGCGCGATGCCCCACTTCCAAAAAGTATCCATACACGCCGGGGTTGGTGGTCGCATCCGCCGGTTTCACTTCGCGGTTGGAGGCCTGGCGGCTGATGGCGCCGAGCTTGGTCGCATAGGGCCCGCGCGATACGCCAAAACCGCTGTGCCGCGTCAGGTCCGGATTCCAGCCCGGTCCAATCAACACATACTTCTGATCGGTGCCGGTCGCCTGCGAAGCGGTGCGCATGCGCGTCACCACCACAATATCGCCGGCCAGCATGCCAGTCAGCCGGTGCACCAGTTGCTCGGCTTTGTCTTTGATCACCTTGCCGCCCGCCTGCAGTGCATCGCGCGTGACGGGGTTGGCTACGACGACCGCGATCTTATCCAGCCGGGCATTGAGTTCCGGCAGCCCGTCGATGGAGAAGACAAACTGCATAGGGAGCTCGCAGCAATTGGCAACCGGCCGTTTGCTAACCGCTAATTGCTAACTGCTTTCTTAACTCTTTCCCGTGGTCAGCCGCTTCACCAGCTCCCCCTGCGCGGCTTTTTGTTCCGGGGTCAGGCTGGCCAGGGCGGAAAGGCCTTCTTTGAAGGCCGCGAATTGCGGCGTGGTTTGGGGCGCGGTGCGCATCAGTTCCTCTTCGGCTTCGCGCTGGGCGCGGTCTTCCGGCAGTTCCGGCAAAAAGTCTTTTGCCGAAAATCCGTCCGGATGTTTCTTTTGGTCGCGGGCAATGTTCCAGGTCTCGGCGCAAATCATGGCGGCGCCGTGCAGATTCTTGCGGTCGCGCGCGCGCAGTTGACGCATGAGCAGCTCGAAGGCCGCGGGCAGCATTTGCAGAAATTCGGAATCGGACAGGCCCAGATCGACGCGAGCGATCGACCACAGTTTGCCGATGGTTACTTCTTCGACGTCGCTACTTCCGCCGGCGCCACCGGCTGCGCGTTTGGGAGTGGCTCGATATCGGTTTCAGGCGGCGCGATCAGGCCGGCACGCAAGGCCTTGGCAATCGCCGAGGTCAGCTCGTCGCCATTCTTCAAATGGATGTGCGAGCCGAGGTCCTCGCGCGTGACCGTCTCGCGATAAACCTTCTTGCCTTTCTCTTCCTCGAATTTGTGCAACCCCACCCACAACGCCAGCAGCATTCGCTCCGGGTCGCCCTCCGGAGAAATCTTCCACCAGGTGGCCTTGTTATAGAGCGAGTCGCCGGCGGCCGCATCTTCGTCGAGCGTCGCTTTCAGCGCCAGGGCTTCGCCCAGCAATTCCTCGAAGCGGGCATATTTGGCATCGTCCCAGGCCTCGCCTTTGGCGGGTCGCTGCGCATCGGCTTCGCTGAGCACTTCGACGCGTTGCTCGCGCAGCGTGCGCTTCTCTTCCCGCGTGAGCGCCGGACGTCCGCTGGCTTTGTGGCGCTCGCGATCGAGCGCGGCGGTTGCCTTCTTGTACAAGATGACGCCTTGAATCGGGTAGGCGAGCGGATAGCTCTGGCCGCCGAGAGTCACGGTTGCCGGCGCGCCGGCGAGGGCTTCCTGCAAAACTGGATCCATGAGATGTCCTTTGAGGCCAGCAATTGGCAGCTAGCCGTTAGCGAAAATCGATTCGCAGTGGCCAATGGCCAATGGCTAACTTCTTCAGCCGAGGCCAGGGAAAAGCGGCCGATCGGCGGGTAAATGGCGGGCGATTTGTTCGAGCCAGGCGCGCACTTCGGCGTCCTGGAGAGACCGGTCGAGCTTCACCATATCGCCGAGGCTGCCCGCCGGCGAGAGGTAGTGGTCGAGGCGGGCGACAATCGCGCCCAGCTTCAACACCAGTTCCTGCGATGGCTGGAAGGCCGCTTCGCCCATCTCGCTATCAATATAAGGGAGACCGCGGGGCGGACAGGTGCATCCGCCCCGCGTTCATGGGCAACCGATTGATCATTGGCATGAATATCCCGCATCCTCTGCGGGATATTCACTACTCGGCGATTCCACCGCCGCCAACCGTCGTCAGGGTTTCCACGCCATAAACGTTGATCCCGAACTCGTACATGTTCACCTTGTAGCGATCCACTTTCGCGGCGCCAAAGGTTTCCACATAGCAAAGCCCGGTGAAGGTCGATCCATCGACCAGCGTCACCTTAAAGCCCAGCAGCGTGAGCGCCTGCATATACCCCATCAGCGCGGTGATGCCGGCATTCTGCGGATCGAACACGCCTTCCCCGCTCCACTTGCCGTTGTCGACTACAACCGGGATCGGGAACTTATTGACCCCTGGGCTGTCCAAACAGGTCGCATCGTCAAAATCGACTTTGGCTGAAGTCTTGTCGAACTTCTCTAACTGCGGCAGAGCCGCATAAACGCTGCCTCCGGTGACGGGTGCGACGGTGAAAGCGATGACCGTGCCGCGCCCTTGATAACCTACGGGTATACCCATGATGAATCTCCTTTTTGAGTTTTTGCTGAGTGTGGTGCGGAAAAGTCGGGCAGCTAGCGATGAGCAGCTAGCAAAAATGAATGTGGAATTTGGCGAATTGCCAATTGCTTAAACCAGCGTGGGCACCATGCCGCCGGAGAGGCGGAGTTGGGCGCTCCACACATTGAGCTTGTTGATCTTCACGCCGAAAGCCTTGAATTCGCTGACGAAGGCCTGGAAGCTGAAATACGATCCATCCACCAGCAGCACTTTCCAAAAGACCAGCGCGTTGGTTACGTGAAAGCCCTCGAGCGCCAGGTAGGTCGGATCTTCCTGATTGAGCAACCCGGTGATGTCGAGTTCGCCGGCATCGACGCGCACCGCCAGGGCGCGGGTAAAGTTGTCGGGCGTGGTAATGCAAGTCTGGTCGACGATGGTTTGCTTCGAGCCCGAGTGCTCGAAGGACTGCAGTTGCGCGAGCGACGTGTAGGTCACGCCCAGCGCGGAATACTCGAGCAGCGAGCCGCGGCCGTTATATCCAACCGGAAGAGACATTGAAATCAGCTCCTAGCTCTTAGCTGTTGTACAATTCGGCCATGGAAGCGGTCAGCCCCGTATTCAGCAGCAGCAACGTCGAGACGATCTACGCGAAAAAGATCAGCCGGAGTACACTCCGCTTCCCCACGTTCCGGACTGAAAAGGCCGTCATCAGCCGGTGGAAGTTGACGGAAGAGGAACGGAAACACATCGCGGATGGCGGCGACCTGTTTATATGCGTGCTGAATTTCGGAATGCCGCTGCAGCCCATTCTGCCGATCGCGGCCGATGCTGACGCCGCCCTCACCATCATGCTGGCGGTTGTGGAAGAGTTCGGCTAGAAGCTAATTCCAAACCCCTGCATCACTGCGGCTCCGTGAACAGCATGCCCACCTGCAGCACGCGCCGGTAGAGATAGCCTTGGCCGCCAGGTTCGAAGTGGGCGTCGAATTCATCGGCAATCCAGAGATCGCCAATGATCGTGCCATCGGGCAGCGCGTAGTTGCCCGTCGCCATGCCCAGTACTTGTTCGCGCACCGTCCGCGAAAGTTCGCGCGCGGTCAGATAGCCGGATGGGTTGAGCGGATTCTCCGGGTTGTCGTTGGCCACGCAGCCAAACTGGAAGCGCCCTTCGAGCATGCTGGCTCCCGCCGTCCGTCGATCCAGGGTATCGAAGGCTTCGCGGGAGGAAACCCGATCAAGAACCAGCGCCGGCAGCGTGGGATTCTTGGGCAGGAAGGAAAAATAGAATGCGCTCCAGATCTTCTGCGCCTTCTCTTCCGCCGATTGCCCGAGTTGCGGCTGGAGTGCGGCATTTGCCAGCGCCCAATTCGATAGCCCGCTTTCGATCATTTTTTGGAAACCCCGCTGGGTTTTGGCTAATGGCTAAGAGCTAGGTTTGACTTCCCGCGTTCTGGCCGATCTCGGCGCAATACAAATCGAGAAAGAAATGCAGCTCGTCTTCATCCTCGATGTACTTGATCTGGAACGTGCGCCCTTCAAACTTCACTGTCATATCGAGCGTGACCGGCGACTGGTAAGGGATGCGGACGATGTGGTCCGCTTCCTGCGCAATCTGGTCGGCCTTGTCGAGTTCGTCGCCCTTGAGGGCGCGGATGCTGGCCCAGCTCGTCACCGCAGGGCTTGGCGGCAAAGGCCCGCCATCGGTGGGGTTGCGGCCGGCCGACGCATAATTGAGCGTGATCTGCCGCGACATCCCACCAATGGAGTAGGGCGAAGAGCTGAGGCGTTTGAGGGGCATGGGAGAGGACAGCCGTTGGCAATTGGCAATTAGCGAACGGCTGCTAACTGCCAACTGCGAATTGCTTTTTCTTACGTGGTGCGCAGCACGGAGACGAAGACCAGGGCGGAATTCGTGGCCAGGTAAACCAGCGCGCCGCTCTCGAGCCAGCCCTGGAGCTGCTTCATCTGGATCATGCAGGTGGCGCCGGCGGCAATCGAATAGGCCGTCAGGGAAGCATCGGTACGACCGTAAGGATCGGCCACGCTGGTGATGGTGATGGTGTGCGGGGCGGTGTCGGTGTTTTTGAACAGCAACACTTCCTGCCCGGTGGCGGCGAATGAATTGCCGTTGACGGCATCCATGGCGACAGGCGTTACCACGAGATCGCCCGCAGCGACGGCATAATTGTTCAGCTTGAGTTGGACTGGAGTTAACGCGGTTTGTGCCATTTTGAAATCTCCCTTGATTTGCTGGATTGATTGAAGTGCGAAAGGCAAAGTACGAAAAGGTTTTGAAGCAGTTGGCCGTTGGCGGTTGGCGAAACCGCGAATTGCTAGTTGCTCTTTTTACGGTGTGGGCGCGTAGTCGTGAACGGTGACACAGCCGAGCATCTCTTCAAGCGAGAGCGGAACCTTGCTCACCGATCCCTGAGTGACGGGCTCGCGGTTGTAATACCAGTGGTGCACCAGGGCCTTACAGAAGCGCGTCACAATTTTCGGCAGCGTGCGGTCCACCAGGAACACGCCTTGTTGCTCGGGCGAGTTTGGCAGCGCGAGACCGGTATCGCCCAGAGCCGTATAAGGTCCCAGGCAGCGCCAGGCGTTCGCAATTCCGTTGTCGGCCGTGTAGCCGCCCCTGGTGGTCGACCAGGGCAGCGGTTCCACGCCCACCACCTGCAGCGAGTAGGGCGCGATCGGCTGGCTGATCAAAGCGGCCACGTTCAGCAGTTGGAGGTTGCTGTTGAAGTCGAGAATCACATAGGCCTGCAGGCCGGCAAATTGCGTGCCCGGCGTCCAGAAGCCGCGGATGGGGCCCACGTTCAGCCAGTTGACGCTGTTGTCGGCGATGGTCTGGCCGATGGCGCCAGCTTCGAAATTCGGCCGCGGCAAAGTTCCCGTGGTGCCCGCGGGCGCCGTCTGCATCCAGAGGTTGCCATTCAGGTCCGTGGTGTAGGCGTATTGCGCCACCGTCACGCTGGGCTGCCAGGTGGGGTTCACCGCGCTGGTTTCCGTCTCTGGCTCGGCGATGGCGGTTTGCCCGGCGGCAATTCCGGCGCTGTTGGGGGCATAGCCCGCGGTGAACGGAATGGCGATCGCCGCCGGCACGTGCAACGTCAAAGGCCAAATGGTGTAGGGGATCTGGCGAATGCGGCCGGGCTGGCTCGCCGCGTCCACAATAAAATCCTGCCCTGGGTTCAACGTGTAAGGCCGGCCATCGGTGCCGATGAAGACGATGGGCTGCACCGAAACCAGCGGCGGCCGCTTGATTTTGATTTCCCCCTGCCAGCGGTGATGACGGTCATAGCCCATGGCGCCGTATCCGGAGCCGCCGGATCCACCGCCGGCAAATTCGCCGCGGTGCCCGTGGCTATCCCAGCCGGGCCAGTGGTCGAGGTACTGCACAAAGGTCGAGCGCACCAGGGCGCAATTGGTGATCAGCTCGGCGGCCTCGCGCGCTTCCTGGATGAGATCCGTGATGTCCCCATCGTCATTCACCACGCTCGGGGGCACGCGCAGCCAGTTCTTCATGGCGGCAAGCGAGACGGGTTCCTCGGAAATGATGGAGGTGCGGACCAGAGAATTCATGTTTTGGGGGAGCCTTTAGTTTTGGAGCAACCGGCAATTGGCAGTTAGCCAACGGCCAGTTGCCAACTGCTTTTTCTTACAGGTAGGCCTCGGGAAACAGGTCCGAAAGCGGCTGCTCGTCGTCGCAGGGCACGTCCGCGGCCAGGGGAGGAAAGCTGGCATTTGCAGGCGATTGGCGGGCGTTTCGCGCGGGTTTTTCCACTTCGTTCCCTGGTCCAGCGGCGAAGAGCTCGAGCTGCACGCCCTGCAGCCGTCCGCTGCTGTTTTTGCAGTCTTTCGCTGCAACTTCGGCAGCTTTTCCAGGACGAACTTTCCCAGGTCGAACCCGGGTTTTGGGCCGGTAGAAGTCGTCTTCGTAAAACTGCTTGGCCACCTGGTGGCCGCCGCCCGCCTCGCGCACCGCGCGCATCTGATAGGAACGATTGAACATGGCCAGAAACCCCGCAATGAGCACTTAGCAGTTCGCCAACCGCCAACTGCTAGCTGCCGCTTTTGATTTGCCCCTGCATTCCGAACCTTTGCACCAGTATAGGTGCAGATGTTCCAACCGGAACATTTCGGCTGCGATACTCGGCGGCGCTGCTGGCCATCAACTCGTCCCGGCGCCCAAAGACGTCCCAATAGGCTCTGTACTCGTCCCAGGTCATGGCGGGCGTCTTCCAGCCGGCGCATTCGCGCGCATAGCGCAGGTACCGGGCTGGGAGGGTGGTGATCATCACCGGCCGCGCCTAAAGGCACCCGCTGGCTTCCTAGGAGCTACTGTGGGGGCCGCGGAGGGAGTGGGTAGGGGTTCAGGGGGCGCCGAGCCGGAAATGTCGACCTTGGTGGCCAAATCGAGGCCGGCAAAGTAGGGGCCCACGTCGAGCGGCAGCTCCCGAAAGCCGAGAGCATCGGGTTCGTCAAAGTTCACTGGCAGCGCCTGGCCTTTTTGGAGCATCACCTGGGCGTCGATAAAGGGCATATCTTTCACGTGGCCGCGATCGCGGCCGCCGGTCATGCGGATGTAGGTCATAAAATCCTTTCCCACGCCTGGAACAATTCGCGCTCCAGCTCGAAAATCTCGCTCAACAGCAGCCCGTTCACATTGGCCGAGGGCAGCACGGCGCTGAGGGTAAAGTTTGCGGTCACGCTCTCGGCCGCGGTCATGGTGACGGAGCATCCACCGGTTCCGCTGCAGCCGGAGCCGCTCCATCCCGCGAACGTGTAACCGCCGCCGGCCGCGGCCGTGAGAGCCACGACGGTTCCGCTGGTAAAGCTGGCGGAGCAGGTGGACGGGCATGAGACGCCGCTGGGGCTGCTGGAGATGAAGCCCGTGCCCACGCCGGTCGCCGTAAGCGCATACGAAAGGCTGCCGGCATATTGAAACGCGCCAATGTCCCAGCAGGCCGGAGTTCCCTGGGTGGAGCAGGTGGCAGTGGCTGGCCGCGCCAGGGGCGTGCGCGTGCCGCCTTCGCTGGTATCGAAAGCCAGCGAGGCCAGCGTCAGAGTCGCCAGGCTTCCTAAATTTGCGCCCTGTTGAATGTTGGGTGCGCCGGCCTGCGGGGATCCGTTCGTATTGAAGAGCGTGCTGTTATTTTGCATCGAATGAGCATCGCAAGAGCAGTAAGCCTGCCATGCCGAGAATGATCCTTCGAAGGTGTTCGACTGGCTGACAAAACAATTCCCGCCATTCGCGCAGGTGTAGTTGCCGTAGAAGTTCGAATCGATGGTCGCCGAGCCGGGCGCGGTGCCCACCAGGCTGATTGGGTCGCCAAGCTGATAGGTGAAATTGTCTTCAAAGGTGAGGGAGTTCAGGCCCTGCATGCCAAAACCCAGCGTGTTATCCGCGCCGGTCGCCGGCCCCGCGATGGTGTTCGAATAGACCTGTTGCGTGCCGCCCTGCCCGCTTGCCAGATCAAACCAGCCATTCGTATTGACCGCGGCGCCGGAGGCGATCACCAAATTGTTATTCCACCAGGCGCTCGAAAACATGTGCGAGTGCGTGGTGGAAGTGCCGCCCTCAACGAAGATGAAAGCAGTGGGGCAGGTGCCCCAATTGCCGTAAAAGTAATTGTTGTAGCCGTTGATCCCGGTCATGCTGCTCTTAGGATCGGTGTACTGATAGTAAGCGACCGGCGTGCTGTTGGTACCCGCCGAGCTGGTCAGGGTCAGCGATGTGGCGCTATTCCGGGTTGCGACCGTGTACGTGATGTAGGCCGAGGTGCCAGGGTTATAGATGGCGATCGGCTCGCCCGCGAAGGGGCCTTGGAATTGATCGCCGGTCGACAAATTAACCGCTGTCCCGGCGGTCGTGACAGTGCCATTCCAATCGGTGCCAAAGGTATGAATGCCATCGTGATGGAAGTGGCAGCCGGCGGTGTCCCAATTCGCGGTGTCATGCACCAGGTTGTCGTGAAAAAAGGCGTTGCTGAAAGCATTCGTGCCCGATCCCGCCGCGAGCATCCAGCCGTGGTCCATGTTGTAAATATTGTTTCCTGAAATCGTCGTCCCGGAATCGCCGTTGGAATAGGGCTCTTTCAGGCAGAAGCCGGCATCGTGCAGCGTGTTGCCGGAGATGGTCCAATTCGATCCGGAGAAGGCGATGCAATTTTGCTGCGTCTGATCGACGGTTATCGAACCGCCCGCGGCATGCACGTAGATGTTGGCGATGGTGACATTTTCGACGGTGCAATTGTTGCAAGCGTAACCGTCGATTCCGGTCGAGTCATTCGGGGTTCCGAAGGAATCGCCGTTCTGGAAATTCTCAATGGTCAGGTTGCCATCGCCGTTGAGCACGATGTAGCTCTGATTGCACATCGAAACGGCGCCGCCGCATCCCACGCCATTGGCCGAGGCGGCGAAGTAGCCGGCCTCGAAAGTGACGGCGCCCTGATCGGCAATCATCGTGATCGGATTGCTGCTGGTGCCCGAGCCTGAAAATGTGGCCAGCGTCGTCGCGGTGCTGGTGGTGTTGCCGTACGTGCCGATGCAGAGATGGAAGTTGACGCCCGGCGTAAAGTCTCCACTCGAGAGAGAGCTGAGGGCCCGCGCGTTGCTGCATGACGTTAAGCCGCTGCCCGATCCCGCAAGCGTAGGAGCAACGTAAATATCGGTAGTCGAGGCGAACGCACTTCCGCCCGCGCTCAGCAGGAGCGCGGCCAGCAAGAAGAGGAATCGTTTCATTTGGGCTTTAGGGTGTTACTGGTTGATGTGGCATTCGGCCTGATAAGCACCGATGTTGATGGCGTCGCTGGAGGTGCCGGTGGCGCCGCCAAGGGTGAAGGTGCCCGCGGTCGAAGCGTTCCACTGGATCACGAAATTCAGCGAGAACGGATAGTTCGTTCCCACAGCCGCGACGTTGCCGCCAGTTTGAAGAATCCCGCCTCCGGTGGTCTGAGCCGCAGTTCCAACCGAAGCGCCAGATCCGCTATAAGTAGCGAACATGCCGAATTCGATGGCTTGTGCCGCCACGGTGGTCGAGATCGAGAATCTTGCAGGTGCTACGGCCGTCGAAATGTTGTAAATGCCGGTGCAGGTTCCCGTGATCACCGCTCCCGCGGCGATCGTTCCGGAAGTAATAATCGCGGTGATGCTGGTGGTGGAATTGGTGAATGAACTGGTCAGGACCATCGGCGCGTAAGCCGTATAGCCCAGATCCTGCGCAGCGCCGGCCCCATTGGTGCCGAGAGCATTGCCCGTCGACGTCCAGGTGCCGGTAATGCCCGCGCCAGCGCATCCCGTGGTGGTGAGCCCGCCGTTGGCATCCGTGCACAGCGCTACGCCGGTACTGGCGGAGACTGTCCCCGCGCTCATCAGTTTCGAATCCGTACCTTGCACGCTGACCGCTGTCGGTACCGCGCTGGCGTTGGTCTGGTTGGCCACCACGGTGTAAGCCGCTTGAGCCGCCAGACTCGCAAGCGGCAAGGCCGTGCCGGCGACAAGTTGATTCGAGCTGTTGGTCTTCACGAAAGCCGCGCTGGCCGGAACCGCCGCGCCATTCACATCCACAGTATTGGGCGCAGTTCCCTGCCCGCTCAGATAGCCCTCGAAGTTCGTGCCGTCAAAATAGATGGTGGCTGAGGTGGGAGCGGTTTCAGAAGCGGCGGCCAGCACCAGGTTGGCGGTGCCGCCGTTCAAGGTCAGGCCGGAAGCGGTGGGGTTAATGTTGACCACCGAAGAGCTGTAATTCGCGACCGTGATCCATTGTCCAATCAGGCAAGTTGCGCAAGTTGGCAAGTTGACGGTTGCGGTCGACGCCATCGAATTTGGCGCATAGAACATCGCCGATTCGGCGAACTGCGCTGCCGTGGGTGAGTTTCCACCGGCGGCGATGGCTGCCGCAGTGTTGGCCGGGCATCCGCTGGTGGTCGCCCCGCCGTTGGCATCCGTGCACAGCGCTATGGCTGCGCTGGTAGAGACCGTGCCCGCACTCATCAGTTTCGAATCCGTGCCCTGCACGGCCACCGCTGTCGGTACCGCGCTGGCATTCGTCAGGTTGGCCACGGCGGTGTAGGCTGCCTGGGCCGCCAGACTGGCCAGCGGGAAGGAAGCGCCAGCGATAAGCTGCCTCGAGCTGTTGGTGGACAGGAAGGTGGCGCTTGCCGGAACTACCGCTCCGTTCACATCCACGGCGTTGGGCACAGTCCCCTGCCCGACGAGATAGCCTTCGAAGTTCGCGCCATCAAAAAATACGATTGCGGCCGTGGGAGCGGTTTCGGAAGCGGCCAGGAGTTGCAGGTTGGCCGTGCCCCCATTCAGGGTCAGGCCGGAAGCGGTGGGATTGATGTTGACCACCGAAGAGCTGTAATTCTGTACCGTGATCCACTGCCCGGCAAAGCACGTCAGGCAAGTGGGAAGGTTGACGGTCGCGGTGGAAGCCATCGTATTCGGCGCATAGAACATGGCGTACTGGCTGAATTGCGCCGTGGTGGCGGAGTTTCCCCCGGCAGCGATGGTGAGCACGGAGTTGAAGGCATTTTTCGGAACGATATCGGCGTCAAAGTTGGTCGCAACCGCGGGATCGACAAAGAAGCTCGCGACCTGGCCGGCATACAGAACAAATGTGCCTGCGCCGTTGATCGTGCCGGCGGCGGTAATCGTTACCTGGGTCACGGGGTTCGGCGATCCCGAAGCTAGTGTGACCGGAATGGCCAGCTTGAAGTTGCACTTCGGTACGCCCAGCGTGGCGGCCGTGGGCAAAGTGTCGGTGCCTGCGCCCGTATAGGACTGATACACCACGCGCGTGCCGCAGTCGGTCGCCACAATTCCGGTACCGGTTGCGTTATTTTGCACTCGCCCATTCACGCCTGGCAGAAAGTCAGAAATCGGGCCGGCGGTGGTGCCATCCGGAGTGTGCCCAATCATGCGCACAACGTTCGCCACCGTGGTTCCGAAGCTGGCGTAAGGCACCAGCCCATTCGGATTCACCTGGCTGGTATCGATCTGCACGTTGCCGGCAGCATCGGTTGAGTATTCATCTTCACTGCGGGAAGCAGCCGTGCAGGAAATGGTCAGGTGATTCGCGTCCGCGATTAGATTGGTGGGCGCGTTCGGAGAGCCGCAGGCCGCCGACTTGATGGTCAAGCTCTTCTCGGCCGTCGCTCCCAAAGCAACCGCGACCACCGAGGCTGTCGCCTGATAAGCGGCGTCCACGCAGCAAGCTTCAGGATTGGTAATGCTGACGGCAGTCGATCCGCCGGTAGTCACCGCGTCGGAGATCGAGATGAGCACGCTGGCGCTGGTACCGCATCCCGTGAAGGTGCCAGAAATCGTAAGCGAGGTGATCACGCCACTGATGAGGTTCGGGGTGAGTGTGCCGCCGGTGCAGGTCGTAGGAAAAACTTTTACGGTCGGAGCGGTATAGGCCAATCCGCCGCTGACTTGCGTGGTTGCCGTGATGTTTCCGCCGGAGGTGGTTGCGGTGAAGTAGGCGCCGTAACCCGGCGTCTTTCCACCCATCAGTGCGCCTGCCACTTCAAAGGTCTCAAAGTGGGGCTTGTCGGTGATCGGCGTTGAGGCCGCCACTACTTCCATGTTGTAGAGCGGATAAGCCGCCCAGCCATTGGTGGTGCTCAGCGTCTTGCAATACGTGTTGCCAATGGTGATCCCGCTAACTTTTTTCGGTCCGCCGGCGATGGCATCCAGGTAGATTCCGACCGCGCCTTCCTGGCAAAACCGCCAGGGGTTCGCGACGCTGTTGGTCAGATTCAGGAGCTGATAGGTGGCGTTGCCGCCGCTGCCGCTGGCGCTCGAAGTGCCCACCCACAACCCGCGGCCGTTGTTATCCCAACCGCGAAGATCGGCGTCATAGGCGCCGGAATTTTCTTGCGCGGCCTCATTGAACATCGCCGTGCAGCCGGGCACGCCATTACAGTCGGAAGTGAAATGGATCATCTGCGCGCCGTAACCCTGCGCGCTCGCCGAAGTGGAGCAAGTGATAAAGCAAATGTTCGGGGTATCGGGCGTCTGGCTGCCGCTATTACAAAAGGCGGCGTGCGAGGTATCGAGGGCGTTGCAGGCCTGAATGGTGAAGACGCCAATGCCGGGCGATCCCGAACCGGAGCCAATCACCAGAGTCTTGGAAGGCAGAATCCACGAAGCGCCGTTCCACATATGGAACGTGTGCCCGGAGTTCATGACGATGTTGCCGGCAAAGTTCGAAATAATCGGAGAAGTGGGGCAGGATAAATCCGCCACCGGAAAATCGATCAGGATGTCTTGCCCGATGGGGCCGGCGATCGATTCATTTTCGGCCGTAACCATCTGGTCGCAAGGCGTCGCGCCGGTCTGGCTCGAGGCCGAAATTGCGGGCAGGATGCCGAGCGGCAACAGGCCTTCGGCATTCAGGGTCACCAGGTCGCCAGGGGCGCTCCCCACTACGTAAGGCCCGTAAGGTTGGATCTGGGGAGCCGAAGTTACATAACTTTGCGCGCAGGCGGGCAGCGCGAAGGCACACAGGAGCGCGGCCGCGGCGAGCGCGGAAGAAAGCTTGCTGAATATGTTCATTAAACTCCAGTGATCGAAACGGATGCCCCGGTGGTGGTGGAAATCACGTAGCGCAGATTGGTGTTCGAAAGCGGCCATCCCGCGCACTGCCCGGGTTCGAGCTGCAGGCCTGCAGTCGAGCCCGAGGTGGTCACGCTCGAGGGGCCGATGAAGACGCTGATGGTGTTATTCGGCGAAGCGCACACGCTGAAGCTGTGCGCGGCATTGGAGGCCAGAGCCACGGCCGTGGTTGTGACCGCTTGCGTGAAGTCGATGGCCGCGCCAAACCCCGCCGGCTGGGTGGGCGTGGTGGGCGCCGTCGCCATACTGATCGGCTGCGTGGCCTGATAGAAAGCGCCCGCAACGTTCAGCGTGCTTTGGTTGCTGGCGATGACCACCGGCTGCGAAGCCGCCATGGTCGCCTGGCCGGGAGTGCCGCCACTGCAACCCACTTTGCAATCCGTTTCTACGTAGCCGCTGCCATCCACCGGCGAGATCACGCTGCTGGGCGTATTGGGCGCAATGGCCAGGCTCACCGGCTGCGTCGATTGATAGAAAATTCCTGTCACCGGCGTAGTGGGCGCGGTCGCCATGCTCACCGGCTGGGTTGCCTGATAGAAAGTGCCGGTCACCGGCGTGGTGGGCATCGTCGCGATACTCACCGGCTGTGTCGACTGAAAGAAAGTTCCCGCCACGTTCAGCGTGCTCTGGTTGCTCGCAATCACCACCGGCTGCGAAGCCGCCATGGTCGCCTGGCCAGGGGTGCCGGCTGCGCATCCAGTCTCGCAATTCACTTTTACGTTGCCGCTGCCATCCACCGGCGAGGTAATGGTCGAGGGAGTGTTCGGCGCGGTCGCCAGGCTCACCGGTTGCGTCGCCTGATAGAAAGTGCCGGTCACGGGCGTGGTGGGCGCCGTCGCCAGGCTTACCGGCTGCGTCGCTTGAAAGAAAGTTCCCGCCACGTTCAGCGTGCTCTGGTTGCTCGCAATCACCACCGGCTGCGAGGCCGCCATGGGCTGCTGGCCAGGAGTGCCGGCAGCGCATCCCACTTTGCAATTCGTTTCGATGTAACCATTGCCATCCACCGGCGAAGTGATGCTGCTCGCGCTGCCACCGGCCGCGGACGGATTATCGGTATAGCCAAAGAGAATCACGATCACGCTGCCGGTACCGGTAATGGTGGGTGTGATCTGGCCATAGGCGGAAATGCCCGCGGCGGTCGAGGTCACGTATTCGCCAGCGGTCAGGCAGTTGCCAATCGTCGAGGCTGGCAAAATGCCGCCAATCACCGGCGAGACCAGCGCACCCGTACCCGCGGCCACTGCCGTGGCGGAATCGAGCGAGAGCGTGCAACCGCTCATCCCGCCCACGGGGTTCGGGATCCACAGAATCCGGTAATAGCTGATGCCGCGCGTATCAAAGCCCGCGGAGGCCGTGGAACTCGAGTTGAAGGCGAAGTCGCCGCCCAATTGCCAGGGATACCCGCCGGTCTGCTGCAACTTGGTCGAGCCTGGGCCCACAATTTGGGCCGTGGCCAGCGGGACCAGAAACACATCGAGCGTGGCGAGTGCGGGCGCGATCGCGAGCAGCGCCAGAACGAACAGGAATTTTTGCAGCGTCTTCATGAGAGTGGAGACCTTTCGGGAATGGAAGATCAAAGACCAAGGACGAGACGCGCGATTAGCAGCTAGTTTTTTTTCTAACTGCCAATTGCCAGTTGCTGAGGAAGAGCCTTCGAAAGCCGCGCTGGGCAGGTTCTCCCGCGCGGCTTTCAAGAGGGTTTGAATTACGTGGTAACGGTGGGGCTGGAGACGTTCGCAAAGCGAGCGCCCGTCAGAATGGCCACAACCGAAGCCATATCGATCGCCGTGGGTGCGCCCAGGCCGATTCCCACATAGGAATCGACGCCGAGCGAGCCCGCCAGAACTCCGCCTACCGTGGCGGATTCCAGTTCGTTCGCATCGATCGAAATCACGATCAGGCCATTCGCCGGCCAGTTCGCAGCCGATAAGACCACGCCGGTGGCAGGAGCATTCTGAATGGTGCCCAGAACGTCATTGCCGGCGCCGCCCGCCGCCTGGAAGTAGTAGTTGAAGGGGATTGCCGTGGCGCCAGCGCCGGCGGCGCTCGAACACAAGTACACCAGCAGCGTGGTCGCATCCTGGGTAGCTTCCGCTCCCGCGATGACCAGAACGTCGGCATGCTTGTAGTTCTTCATGGAGAACGCGGGATTGATCGGTGCCGATGAGGCGTCCGCGCTGATGCTTTGCGGCGGCAGAATCACTGCAATGTGCCCCGCTTCGGAAAGATTGAAACCGTTCATAGAGAATCTCCTTAAATCGAATTGGTTTGGGATCGGGACGGGAAAAGCAATTGGCAGTCGGCCGTGAGCCAACTGCCAACCGCTTATTGCAAATTGCTATCGCGTGGCGCCGCTGTTGAGGGCGACGAATGGCGACATGGTCGGTCCGCCATTTTTCGGGGTGAGTGGTTTCTTCCAGGTCGTTTGCCCGTCGATTCTGCAGGTGAAGCGGAAGCATTGCTCGCCCTGTAAGAATCGAACGTGCATCGAACTGGCCACCTGGATGGCTCCCTTGTCGGCCAAGAGCATCTGGCTCATGTCCGCGAGCACAATGTCGCCGACCGTGCCCAATTGAGCGTTATGTTCGGTCGGGATCACCGGCAGCCCAAGCAGTTCGCCGTAAGGACCAAACAACGGATTCGCTCCAGGTGGGTGATACAGCAGGATCACACCCGGGCCCGCGCCCGTGCCGACCTGCATGCTGAAGAGCTGAGGGATCACGGTCTGGTCGATGAACCAGGCGGCAGCGGGCACATTGCCCACGGCCTGGCCAGCCGTCAAGTTCTCGGTCGCAATGGAGGCGATCGAGTTCTTCAGGCCTGGGTGCCAGAAGCGCGCCCACATGGCTTCCACGTCGGTCCCGGTTACAACACCTGCGGTCGCACCCGGTGAGATCGGCAGAAAGGCCTGTGAGTTGAAGATGCCGAGCGGTTGGCCGGCGCCGGTTCCCAGGAAGAGCGCGTCCTCAATGCGGAACGCCAATTCTGTGGGCATGTTATTCATGATCCATGCTTCTAAAGCCGGACCATCCGCCAGTAATTCGTCGGTCGCGAAGACCAACGCAGTGAGCTTGTTCAGGAACATTTCCACTTCGCGGAATTTCGGCCGCGAGCTCAGGAAGGTGTCCGCTTCGTTCGCCCAGAAGGCCAGCACTCCACCCATACGGCTGCCATCCGCACGCGAATCTTCGTCGACCACCCGAAGTTTGAGGCGGTTGGAAGTGGAAGTAATAGGCTGTTTCTGGCAGCGTCGTGTGATCTCACCTGTCAAATAGGTGCGCTGATAAATCTTGTCGCTGACGTCGGCGCCTACGAGGAAACCTCCCTCGCTCGGAACCGCTTCGTTCATGGCGCCATCGGAGCCGCCCGCGGCCTGGAACACGCCGTTTTGATCGAAGTCACCAAACTTGCCGAAAAGTCTGGGATCGGTGCCTTGGCCGGTATCGGCCTGGTGCACAGCCCTGAGCTGCTGGGCAAAGCCCTTCACCCAAAGCTTGCGGGATTTCACCGCGGCATTCGGATCGTCTTTCACGGCGACCGCGTCAATATTCTTTTCGCGCTCGAGCTGGCCGGCAATCTCGGTGAGCATGAAGTCCTGCAGATCGAGAGCCTTTTTCTGCGTATTGCGATCTTCGACCAGCTTCATGAACGTGGACTGTTCTTCGGCGGTCAGATCGCGCTTTTCGGTTTCGGTTTTGTCGTTGAGCTCTTGCGCTTTGGCGACGATGACCGCGAGCTTGGCTTCAATCTCAACCTTGCGCTGGCGGATGGAATCGATGCTGACTGGTTTTGCCATTACGATCTCCTCGTTGGGTATGGGGTGGAACGGATGTACTGCGCCGGAGACCGTCAAAATCGAAGGATTCGAAAGCTGGCCGGTTGAAGCGTGCAATAAAAAAGCCCGCATCGGCGGGCCTGAAATTTGGGCAATTGGCCGTTAGCCAACCGCTAGCTAGCTGCTAATTGCTGTTTTCCTTACACCGCCAACATGCGGCGACGTCGCTGCGCTGCCAGTGCCGCATTCGCAGCCTGAGCCGCGGCTGTGGCCTTCGCGCAGGCCTTGCAGGCTCCGCACGGGCATGAGCAGCTCATGTCGTCGCCTTTGGCCTTGGCGGCCGTACCGGTGCAGCCCTTGCAAGGCTCACAGGAGCAATCGCAGAAAGTTTGGTCGTCGTCTTCCGCTTTGGCGGCCGCGGCCAGCGTTGGGTCGGTTCCTTCCGCGCGTGCCCCGGATCCTCCAGGCTTTTTCACGCCATATTTTTCGAGCACGCTATCGAGCGTGCCCACGCGATCGGCCAGACCTGCCTTCACCGCATCGCCGGCGAGCAGACTGCGTCCCTGGCCGAAACCATCGCGCACCGCGGCCTGCGACGTCCCGCGATGCTGGGCCACGGCTTTAATAAAGCTGCTGTTGACCGAATCCACCTGGGATTGCAGGTAAGCCTGCGCTTCATCGGAAAGCGGCTGCGAAGACGATCCCTCCGCCTTGTATTTGCCGGCCTTGATGATGGTCACTTTCACGCCTTCATTCTCGAGCGCTTTTGACATGTCCTGGTGGACCATATACACGCCGATCGAGCCGCACTGTCCGCTGGGCGTGCAAACCACTTCACTCGCGGCCGAGGCCAACCAGTAAGCCGCGCTGCAGGCCATGGCGTTCGAGACGGCCGTCACCGGTTTCACCTTGCGCGCGTCGTAAATCTCCTGGGCGAGTTCCATCACGCCCTCCACCGATCCGCCGGGCGAGTCCACATCGAACACAATGGCTTTGCAGTTGCCATCCTGGAGCGCCTGGCGGAATTGGGCGGTAAGCGCCTGAATGGATCCGCCGCCGCTTCCGGAAATCTCGCTCATCATGCTCATGCGGTGCGAAATAATTCCCGTCATGGGGATGAGTGCCACGCTGCCGGGCGCTGCGGCGTTGCGTTTGCCGCCTGCGCCCATCATGGGCAGGTGGGGCAGGTCTTCATACGCATCGTCAGCTTTGTCCTGGGCGACGATGTAGCGCGCCTCGAGCGCCTCGTGTCCCAGATATCCGCTGGCCGCGTTGGCTTCAGCGATGCGATCGCGAATCTCTTCCGGCGTCCACTTCATGCCGGCAGCCTGGTAGCGAATCAGTTCTTGCATGCGCAGCAGTGTCTCTTCGCGCAGGGCCCAGATGTGGCTTTCGAACTCGGCGATGATGCGGGCGTACTTCATAAGTCTCTTAGCTCCTAGCTCAGTTTCCACAGCAGCTCAGTCTCCACAGCTTTTTGCAGGTTCTCCTGCGTCCATTCCAGTTTGTTGGCCACGAGATATCCGCGCACTCCGGCGGCGAATTCCGCTCCCCGCGGCAGTTCTGGGTGGGCTTGAACGAATTTCGATTCTTCGCGCATCGCCTTCACGGCCCTGATGTCATCCCCGAGCAGCTCCGCCAGTTTGTCGAAGGCGGCGCTGCCTTTACAGCGGCGTGCCACTTCCGCATCGGGAAGACCAGGCCGGGGGTTGAAGAGTTCATCCATAAAAATATGCAGTTATGCAGTTAGCGCGAGATCGGTCAATTCCTTGGCGCTGGTTTCTTCGATCCGGTCAATCGCCATCTCGCGCAGCGCGTTGCTCCTGGCCGTCACCATCAGAGCG